TAGCCGATTGATACGCAGACAACATACTAGCAGTATCACTGTACTTCACTCGTGAAAGAATACTCGATGTATTGCCATTGATAGCCGATTGATACGCAGACAACATACTAGCAGTATCACTGTACTTCACTCGTGAAAGAATACTCGATGTATTGCCATTGATAGCCGATTGATACGCAGACAACATACTAGCAGTATCACTGTACTTTATTCTTAAATTAATCCTGTTACTTAAACTGGATGTATCAGTACTTCCGCCCATTCCGCCACCACCATTATGTAAAACGTAGGTTTTAATGGCTTTTTGTGTAACCAATTCTTTGTCGCTATTGTCGGCGAGGGTACTATCTGTGCTTATTTTACCAATGGCGGTACCCGAAACCTTTATGGTATCGTTTGCGATAATTTTATCAGCCCTTGTAGTGGTTTGGCAAAAAGAACCAATCGAAACAAAGACAAGTAATATCAATAATAGCTTTTTCATTACTTTTTAAATATTGTTATTTGAGTATCTTCCAATACGCCACCGAAGTATATTGTATTCCCTATGGTATATGGTCTATCTACGCTAATTGTATAGAATCCACCACTATCTATCGTTTGGGCATCGGATATTTCGGTTCCGCCAGGTGTTGTTCCTATTGTCACGGTAGTACCCGTTGGTGCAACCATATAAATAGTGTCAATAAGCATAAATGAAGGCACAGCCCAAGATGTACTACCATTGGCTAACTGTATAGACGTTGTAGTGCTGGACGTTGTAGTCCAAGTATAGGCAGGGATAGCGACGTTTGTATGTACCCTGTTTAAGCTATACCCAGCAAGCATATTCTCCAGTTGTATAACGTACTCTTGCAGCCCAACGGTATTGCCAGCTTGCCCTTGTGCAACAAGTTGGTCGTAAATGGATACTGCTTTTAAATACCTTCCCCAATTGCTGCCATAGCTTTCTTTTTTCAGTTTGTCCAATCCCGTCAAAAGCTCAGATAGGGTAGAAGGGGTAAAAGCATCGAATATCAATGCTGTTTTATTGGCTAAGCTTAATTTAATGGCATCTTTTACTATCAATCCATCTAATGTTGTATTTTGAAAAGTTCCAGTAAAGCCTACTATATACTGCGCATCGTAATAACTGCCACTATAAACCAAGTCTATTATTTGGGTAGTGGCCGTAATTGTTTCGCTTGTCCCACCAACACTATTGATTATTGCAGAATAGGCTCTTGTAAGTGAATTGAATACCATTCCTACAACTTTATAGTTGGTATTGTCAATAGCTTTGATGTTTGGCGTAAATACGTCAATCAGGGGAAGTATGTTTTGCTTTGGCTTACAATACGACAACTTGAATAGATAGTTTTTGATTGTATTGTCGTAATCGCTCGCAACAACGGTCGCATTCGCTACATAAGTTCCGTTCTGTAAGTTACCGTCATTTGCTAACCTTAGTTCTATGCTTTTGGTTACGATAGACCCACCCGAAAATAAATTGGTAGTAACCGCTACACCATCTGGTTGTATGATAATAACGGCGTATGAAGTGACGGTTGTTCCCCCCGGAAAAGAAGAAGTGTCTTGGATAGTCACTACAGGCGTATCGCCCGAATTATCCAATGTTACAGTGTAACTAACATACGCCGATAAATCTGCCATTTAAATTTGTTTTATTCAGACACACTTTGCTTTTCAAGTTCCTTCTTTACAAGTTCATTCACTTGTTTGGTGAGGGAGTTTTTGACCTTAGTGCCGTCTGCGTGTGTTTCCAACCAATTGGTAAATAGATTAACGATAGGCTCTTTTGAGTTTTTGTCAAAAGAAGCTATCGGCTGGTTTAGTGTAACCCAAGAAACGGTATTATTTGACTTGTCGTGTGACAATACCTGATACTTGAATGCCCTGCCAACCAATGATTTTATTTTAAGCGAACTGTCGCCCCATATCTTCAAGAAAGCATCAGGGTTGTTATCCGCAAATTCCTCTATTTTTTCTGTTAGAATATCAAGATTCGCCTCTACGCCCCAATTTAAGGCACTGGCAAAGTCTCTTTTTTCTGTTGGGGTAAACCCGTCAACAATATTTAATGCCCTTAACCTTGTTGACCTTGTTTTGCTTTTTTCTTTACTTAATTCCTCAAAATAAAGCGGCTCAAACAAAATAGGCTTTGTAGTATCCCTGTTAGGATTTTTACCGTTAGCATTGCCAAGCATAAACATATAGTAAAACTCTACATCGTCAAGGGAATTACTATCCAAGCAGAACCTGCCACTAAACAAGGACTGTCCTTGTCCTGCCACATAATGCTTGAATGATACCACCTCCCCTTTTTCGACTTCTTTTATTACGCCGATGTTTACTACCTTGTTTTTATTAAAAGGGTCTCTTATAGTATCTTTAGTTGGCAACTGTGTTTTACCAAACCTCAACACCTTTTCTTTGGTATCCATGTCAATTTCGCTTACGCCGTTTAACATTTGAAACCATTGTACCCCTTCTAATTTTGGTACTGAATCAATTAATTCTTGTGATAAGTCATTAAAACTTCCTACTTTTTGTAACATTCTTTTTGTTTTTTGTTTATTAAATAAAATGATGCAAGGCATTTCTACCTTGCATCATTCGTAATTACTATGCTAAAATTCTATGCGAAGCCATGAATTGCGCACCAAGAACTTCAAGCCCTTGTTGTGTACTCATATCTAATCCCCACACCTGTTCCCTTCCAGAAGGAGTACGAGGTGCAAGTGAGCCAAACTCTGATTCTCCAATCAACTGATTAGTAGTCAATTTGCTTTGAGAAGGAGTGTAACGTAATTTGATAGCAGGTTGGTATTGCTCATCTAGCGTCTTTACCATTTTATCCAAAGGAATCCAATGGGTAGATTTACCAATAGGTGTACCTCCTAATAGTCCAGGATTATCAAGCAATGGCATAAACATATACTTCAAGTTGTAACCACCATAAGTTACATCTGTTGTAGTGTAATCAATAGTTTTGCCATTAACTTCAAACCTTGCGGATGATATTGCACCTGAACTACCCAACGCCTTGAACAAGTTGTCATGCGCCCTTAAAGTGGCTTTATTGGCAACTACCAAGAAATCTGTTGGAGCACGGTTAGCTGTTAAAGCGTCCATTACAACTGCTAAATCAGCAAGAGTTACTGTGCCATTTGCTGTACCACTGTTAGCTGTAGCTGTTACACCATAAGATTTAATGTAAGAATACAATCCACGAGTAGTTTGTACCGCATAGTTATTGGTGCTATCTGTTAAAGCGTAACCTGTACCATTTGGATCTTGTAAGAATGGTGCAGAATCACCGTAGTTGGTAGTACTCATTTCACCAGCAATTAATTGAGTGTTAACCAACCCTTTAAGGCGTAGCTTTTGCTCAATGTGTGTTTTTGTAGTGTAATAAATAGAACCATTAAACTCTGCTTCAACAGTAGATACTAACTGAGTATTTGTAATCTTTGAAGGCTCTACGAAGTATTGCAACTTATTATAGAACTTAGTTAGACCAAACGTAACAGATTGTGGCCCTACTGAACCTTGTCCTGATGCGTAAGATATAATCCTCACATTATCGCTAGTGGTAAACTTGCTTGTCAAAGCAACACCATCTGGAGAGTATGCAATAATTGTATCGTTGGCATTAGTGGTAGTAGTAACGGAATGTACATAAGCTGTTTTACCAGTTGTATCACTCATAATTACATCACCAGGGCGAACTATACCACCTGCGTTAGCTGCGGTAAGCACAATAGTAACCTGACCGTTAGTAACGGTATTTCCACTTACAGTAACGTTAGCCACTGTAATAGTAGAACCGCTTAAACTGATTGTTTTGAACAAACTTTCGTTTACCCAATTGTAGTACACAGGCTGAGTTGCAACTTCTTGCCTGTCAGCTAATCCAAGAATATCTGTAAGGAATCCTTCGTTAGCAATGTCTGTAACCTTTTTATTTATTTCCCGTGTATCTAACATCGGGTCTAGTGCCGAAACGTATTGTTTCGAAACTGTTTGTAAAGCTGCCATTTTAAATAATTTTAAATGTTTTTAATAATTGTTTTAAATACCCTTACCGTCTCGTGCGTTTTTAAATGCCTCAGCCATTGTTAATACGTGTTGGTCTCCTGTTGGCGGGTGCTGTATTCCGGCATTCCGGTTAGTAGCAATCACCTCTTTTAAACCAAGCGACTTACCATAATTAACCAAGTCCTTTTCATAGTTAGGGTTTAGCCTCATTGCGATTACCTTGTGCATAAATTTGACATCAGGAACTCCCTTATCGTCACTTACTAATTTCTGCCAAGTTTCACCGTCAAGGATAGCTTTTGTAAAAATTCCCGTGTCGTCAAATTGAAACTTGAATGGGTCTATACCTTCGCCAAAATCAATAACAACACTTTTGTTTTGATTAAGGGATTTGGTACTTTCATGTGATTCAAGAAACTGCTTTTGCTGCTCTAATAAAGCGGCGAATTGCGCTTGAGCTTGTTCGTCAACTTGCGCATTTGGTGTATTCTTCGATTCGGGAAGTTTAAAATTTTGTTGCTGCTCAATAAGCCTCTGCCTTTGCTTTGCAGCATCTGCCTTCATATAAACACTACCCCTTGCTTTTTCCTCATCAGTAGCGTACTCATCTTGCTTGTATTTGTCATTATACAATACAGCAATATCCTCATCAGAGAGTGTAGGATATTCCGCTTTCAACGCTTCTTTAGCAAGAATAGTATCAGGCACTTTCGTGTAATCAACTGCCTTTGCTATCAAATAATCCTCAGCACTACCACCTTTTTTAATATGCTCATTCAACTGTACTGCAAAAGGGTCTAATCCTAACTCTTTAAGCAAGTCCTCTTTGGGTGCAGTTTTCAATAACTCTTTCCAATCAGTAACGGGTGACTGCTGTTGAGTATTATCATTTGCAGGTGCAGGGGCTGCGCTTTTAAACCTGTCAGAAACAACTATTGTAGATTGATTAGCAGGTGTTTCTACTGTTTCTGCCGCTTGCTGTGTTTGTTCAGTTGCAGTAGGGGCAGGTGCAGCAGGTGTTTGTTCTACTACTTCCCTTTCTACGGGCTTCATACTTTCGCCTAATGTGCTTTCCGTGATTACCATTTTATTTTCTTGTCCTTCCATCTTATTGTTTGTTTTTTCAAAACTATTTATTTGTATTGAGCCTGTTGTTTATTTTACCATTTAACAAGCAGATTGCTTGTTTATTGCTGCTGCTCTTGCGCTTCGTTAGGCATTTCGCCACCTGTGTCTGTAGCCTGTTCTTGCGGCGAACCTTCTGGCATACCCGTTTGTGGTGGCGGCTGTTGTGGCATTGGTGGCGGTGAAACTTGTATCGGATTGATAGAAGGAATATTGCCACTGCCTGAATCAAAATGGTTTAGTATATCCCCATGCTTTTTAGCTTCTGCTGCTATCGTGGCTGCAATAGTTTTCGCTTGCCCCGCCACTTGTGCCGCATTGACAACCTTGGCTGCATCGACTTCCGCAACTACATAGTTCCATTGGCCGATAACATTCTGCTTTTCCATTTCACATTTATGAAGCAGTAGGGCAGTCTGTTGTTTACCTTGTTCGGCTTGCTGCGCAGATTGAACTTGTATCTGTCCGTTCATTTGCTGCTGCTGCAATGCTTGTTGTTGTTTTAAGGCTACTTTATTTTTAATCAAATATGCCAACCTTGCTTGCGCCTCTTTCAAGTCCCTTATTCCCTGTATCAGCAATACATCTGACGGGTCAACCAATCCTTCCTGATTGTATTGGGCTAGTTGTGCCATTAGCCCCTCTCTTTGTTGGTCGGTAGGCATATCTTCTAAGAATACACCAAGCTCGCTGTTTGCGATTTTTGGGTCTATTTGAAAGAATTTTATGGCATTTGTCCCCAATGCTTTTGCATAGCCTTCTACCTTGCCAAGCGTAACGGCTATCTGTGTTTTTTGTACTATGGAATCGCACAACTGCAATAGCAGGTATTTTTCTGCATCGCTCAATAGGTAGAGGCTGTTGTTAGTGCCACTCTCCTGCATGGAAGCCACACCATTAAGCATTTTAGGATTTACGCTAGTGCCATCGGTAAGCGCATTGAAGCCGCTTATATTCTGTATTTCCTGTAATGTATTTTGAAGGTCGGCGTATAGTTGCGCAAAGGCTTGTAGTTGACCGCTAGGTACAATGTCGGCAGGACTGTAATTAGGATTGCCAGTCACAAGGTCTTTTGAGTTCCATAGTATAACACCCTTTTGGAACATAAATTCAACTAACTCGATAGGCTTCATATTGGCACTACCCTTACCCAGTGCCACATTTTCAAATCCTGATACATCTAGTTTGATTAGGTATGGTATCAAATCCATTTTAAGGTTATCCAACCTCATCTTGGTTAATTGGTAACTATCGGCGCAAGGCATCAACCTTTCTGTGATACCCGTAAAATTCATACGGTCGAAATTCCAAGCGTATAAATGATAGTCCAATGTAGTACTCCACCAATTACTTTTCTTCCTGTTTTGGTTTTTCTTTAACCCGTATTCATAGCAAAAGCTAGTACCAATAATCCACTTGCATTGATAAACTACTTGTACGGTGTTATTTATAAATTTAGCCGTTCCGTCAGATTGTTGAGCAGGCTGTGGTTGTGTGCTTTTGATATTTGAAAAATTAGTTTTCACAAACCGCTTATTTCCCCGTTTATCAATTTTGTCCTCATAAACAGTTGTGTTCCAACTGTAAAACTGTATGTCTAGCACCTGGCACTTAAACCTAAAATAATTACCAACACCATTTACCGAATCAATAGTCATCGGATTTCCTAGTTGCCCGAAATTAGCTTTGCAGATAGCCGACATTTCATCATTGGTAAAGTATGGTGCTAGGTCAGCTACCCTTACCTCTATCACTTCTCCGCAATGAACCATATCTGAAAAGTCTGGCTGATTACAGTAGGAAGTAATTAATACTTTCGGGTCAACAGAACGAAAACGTACCATTCCGTATTCGTCTATCCAATCTTTATATCCCGCTAATCCGAAGTCATATAGGTTTTCAGCTATCTTTTTTCTTTCCCTATCAATTTTATTGTTTTGTAGCGAAAGATTTATTGCATTTTCAGATTGTATGGCAAGGTTGTGTTTGTAGCCAAATTGCGCTTGTATTTCTAATTCTTCTAGGTCGTCAGGTTCTCCCGTTGCTTTTTGCAATACGGGCGATTGCGCTAGTTTAGGTGATGCTTGCATTGCAGCGTCACGCATAATTATTTTAGTTCTTATTTTGGCGTAATAAGCATCTTCCTCGGACTTAGCACTTTCGTCTATGGCAAAAGCATTTATATTAAAAAGTCTTTGTATGATTTTGGAAACTGAAATCTCTCTGTACTTAGGGATGATGGCATAAACATTCCAATTGTTTGACAAAACTGACGTGTCAGGAATGTCATCGCCAAATATTGCTTTTTTGTACTTGTCAATAGATTGCTTTCCTAAAGCGTACTGCCTAATTTCATTATACCTATCCCTGCCCCTATAAAGAGAAGTCAATGGTAGGTTAGTACCAGCATCCTGCCAAGCTGCTTTACAATATTGTAAAATCCAATCTTTACCCTTTTTTCTAGGGTCAATTTGATGGTCGGGATATGATCCGTTCATTATATCAGTGATAGTATAATGCGAACCTATTTTTATTATTTGTATTTATTTGTATAAAATACCATTTAAACAAATAAATGTTTGTAATTTTATGCTTTATTAATTATTAAAAACAGACAAACAATGGACGTAGATGTAAAAATTGCACACATAGCTAAAGTGTGCCACCAAGCTAATAAAGCTTTTTGTGAAACAAATGGTGATGAATCTCAAAAAGATTGGCATAAGGCTGAACAATGGCAGAGAGAAAGTGCCATAAAAGGTGTTCAGTTTAGAATTGATAACCCAGAAGCAGGTCACGATGCGCAACACAACTCATGGATGAAAGAGAAAGTTGATGCAGGGTGGGTTTACGGAGAAGTAAAAGATGCAGAAAACAAAACGCATCCTTGCATTGTTCCGTTTAATGAACTTCCTGAGTTCCAACAAAAGAAAGATGCCCTTTTTTGCGCAATCGTAGACGCCTTAAAGCCAGTAGTAGAAACTGACCCACAAGCAGGTATTGAAAGTACGACTGTTGATAATAAACCCCCAACCGAACAGAACGGTGAAATTGAACCGACAAAAGATGTTGTAGAGTAATTAACAAACAATCATTTTTTATAACCGCCGAAAGGCACAAACTACAAACAATGGATTTTTTAAAAAAACTAGAAGCATTGAATAAAGATGCTCAAAAAGAAGCGAAACTTTTTTACGAAAAGGAAAACAAAGCTGCTGGCACACGCCTGAGAAAGATTATGCAAGAGATTAAAGCTGTTGCACAAGAAATCAGAGAGGATGTAAGCAAAAAGAAAAGCGTAGAACAAGTTTAAAAATGCTATCACTAACGGATAGGCTACCATGTTGCTATTTGTAACTTGTACGTGTTTAAAGCTTTATAAAAATACTACCTTGGTGATTTCGTAAAAAGGCTACCTATTAAATTAGGTAGCCTTTTTTATTTAACTAAATGGTAAAATAAAAACTACCGCTAATATCCATAAGTATTATTGCAATACTTCTTGTTGTTTGTGCGTTTTCCCCTGTCAGCAATGGCAGGGGTTTTTAATTGGTAGAACGCATCCTAAACCAATCGGATAAGTTCAATGTTTCAGTAGCTTTCTTTTTGATAATCGTGTGCATATCTCCTATTAAAGCATACCCTGCACCCATAGCGGCATCAAACTTTTGCGTATTTTTTAAGTCAAATAACAACCAGTCGTTAATCAACTCGCTGAAATAAACGTTTTCTATGTAGTTTTCAATATAGTCCTCGGTAAGTTCTGCCATAGTCTGTTTATTAGCAGGTGTAGAAGGAATACCATATTCAGAAGCATCAGGCAGTTTAATTAAAAACTTCTCATAGCCTCTGTCACAGAAATATCGCTTAATGCCTATCTTTTGACTTTCAAACAGCATCTTACAACCAAAGAATACACACATAAGTATCATATCTTCATACATAATAGCAGCCGTTGGTGGACGGTGTAAATATTGGCATACAAACGCTTTATTAAAGTTTGAGTTATCTAGCGGGTCATTCTTTTTCAATACATATCCTGCCGCATCTGAACGCCTGTTATCTTCTACTGTATCGTGGTCAAAAGGATCTAGCCCAACAATATGATTCAAGTTTTTAGGCACGCATACATTACCAACACGTTCAACCTGATTAGATTGTACTGTATCAAGATAATCTTTTACTACTTTGAATTTTCCGTTTTTACTAGCTTTAAATACTACTTTGCTGTCTTTAGTGCCATTATCCCATAAGAAATTACCCTGTATGATAATGTCTTTAGTTGCATAGCTTAGGTAATCTAACCTGTCATTTAGCTTGATAGAATTGTATAGGCATTTATTATTATCAACGTAAAATGCCTCACGGATACTGTTTGGGTTTTTTCTTATGTAAGATGCAAGGGCAGACGGATTGTTCCTTAGTGAATTTCTTCTTTGTGCATCGTATTCCTTTGCATATTCAATATCGGCGAAACCAAACTTATCCAGCTTGTATTCTTTGCGATACATTGCTTCGTTTGCAGGTAAGAAGTGAGTATATAATCCCGTTGCGGTACGCCCTAAACTATTCTTATCTTTAGGGTCACTCATTTTAACAAGGTTCTTAAACGCTGCACCACCTGCTTCCATTTCTTCCACCGTTGTTATATACAGATGCTTACCTACATAAACGCCATCTTCCTCACTACAAAACATTACTGTATTGTGTCTTTCAACAATATCAATATCCTTTAACTTGCCACACTCGTCAGATACATAGCGGTGCAAGGGTTGTCCATCATAGTGTTCAATCTTCCTAGTTCCGTAGTCGATATAACTCTCCAAACTATTTTCATCTTCATCATCAAACTTTATCTGATTAGCTTTTTTACCTCTTTGTGAAGGTTTGAAGAATTTAAGTGTTTCGCTAGGCGTATCCCCACCGCTTGTATCCCAATGTTTAGGTCGGAAGAAGTCAGGTAGTTTTTTCCAAGGTTGTACTACTGCTTTTGAGAAAACTATTTTACCGTCTTGGTCGGTCTTAGATTGAATACCACCGTGAGCATTGGCAGAACGTGAAATGTATTCGTATAGCACTATTCCTGCTTTCGCTGTTTTTCCTTGCCTACGTTTGGTAAAACTGATAAGTCCTAAACAGTTCGGGTCGTTCTCGCAATAGTTCCAGATGTAAAAAAATTTACGGTCAGTATCTCTGTAGTCCATAAAGCTACCTTGGAATTTCCACCAATTGATATACATATAGTGAAGCCCCGTTATGTAGGTAGGTTCTCCATTATTGTAAAACCAATATCCGCAAAGCCTATACTTCCATTGCTGCTCCTCAAAACTTAGCAATGTGTTATCGTAAAAGTTGGGGTCTGTTAATTGCTTTTGTGTTTCATTGTACCTACGTTTAATCCAGTCGGTAGGAAGCAGGGTTCGGTTAAAATATTGCTTTGATTCTGTTGCCGAATTTTTAACGATGCCTATATGTTCAAGCTCACCATTCCATACGTTTATACCATAGCCTACTGGTGGTAATTGGCAGTTATAAAAATAACCGTCACCGTTGTCAATTTTTTCTACACTACCACCTTTTATGCTTTTGTACATAGATTACTTTCTAGCGAAGTTTTCTGGTCTGAATGATTGTTTCCTTACTTGGGTGCTGATAGCATCATCATCTCCGAAAAAGTCCTTGTAATAGCGGTTTAATTTAGCGATGTCACTATCTATCTCCTGAGATATTACAGCCTTTTTTTGAGCAGCTTCTAAGCGTTCCTTGTTACTTTCTCCGACTATCGGCGACATCAGTTCAGATATATTTTCCCAAAACTTGTATTCTAGTGCTACTATTGCTGCGAACTCACGGCTTTTAACCTGTGTTTTCAGATACCATATAACCAAGGTCATTAACGTTTCATCAGAAAGCGTGAAGTAATCCTCCATTTCTTTCAGATTAGCTAATTCTGCGGCAGTTCTTTTTCGTTGGTCTATTTCCCTTTCCCTTACTATAAGAATGCTTCTTGGGTCATACATAAGCATCGTATAAGACACTAGTCCGTGTATGTGTGTATGGCTTTTAAATTCATCAGGAATAGTTGCAATGAATTTATCCAAGTCTTTTTTGACAAGAGGATTATATTGGAATACAGAGAAGTCTTTTTCGGTGTAAGTCATTTTTGCTTGTTGTGTTTCAACAAAATTACAGGTAAATTACAGATAAATGTTTGTTATTTACAAGATAGCATTACTTTTGTTGTGGGTTAGATTTTTACTCATAAAATGAAATAGCGCACCTCCTGTATTTTTATACGGGAGGTTTTTTATTTAGTATGGTTGTTATTCTCGTAGGCCTTGAACCCTGTTGTACCACTTAGTAATCCATACCCTGCACCTTTCCATATATTTTCGTACATTTTATTGCTTACCCCGTTGTCGTGCGCACTTTCATAAGTAATTTTTGCTGCTTCAGCAACGGGTAAAGGGGCTTTACTCCATAAGTATTCGGGGTAAGTCAGTTTGTGGCTAAACTTATTATCGGGCTTCTCGCTGTAAAAAGGAAGCGTATTACCCATGTAATCATGCTTAGTCGCCAAATCAGTCATTAAAGAATACCCTGGTGCCAACTTGCCTCTTACATAATGAAATACTTCGTTACCATACGCCTGCGCTTCTGTATCACCATGCCTTTCTTTACTTGTACTATTAGCTACTTGCGCTAATTTTCCAATAAAATGTACAGGAGAAAGCATGCCGGAAGAAACATCTGCAATTGCCTTATCGCCAAACTTGTATTTTAACCAATCTGCTTTTTTCCAATCCGTAAAATTTACTTTATTATTAGGGTTTAATTGGCTTTGTATTGCTGCATTTACGCCCAATGCTGCTGCATATAATCCTAACTGCCATCCAACCCTACTACTCCACACCTTTAAAAATACTTTATCTGCAACGGTTGCCTTACTAGGGTTAAGTAGTATCTTATAAGCAGAATTTGCAGCCTTAGCGGGATTTTCTAGTAGCTTTTGCCATCTAGCTACTTCCATTCCACCTGCGAATGTGATTTCGTTTACAGCATCAGGAAGTTTTACAGTTGTTGCCCCCGTTGCAAGGTTTATTTCTCTAGCTATTTCTTTTGCAGCCAAAGGGATACCGTCTTTGCCAACTACTGCTTTGTCTGCTGCTGATAAGTCATTCCAATGAGCATCAAACAACGCCTGTCTTAAAATCTTGATAGAATTAAAGCCCCTGGCGCCCGATTCGGATAACCTGCCAAACATCGGTTTATGGATTTCACTATCCGAATTTATTTGGTCAGGATTGTTTTTAAGCCCTGCCCTTTGTGCCATCACATAGTTATTTTCATTTTTAAGTTCAGTCATCATTCTTTCGTAAGTGGCAGTTTTGCCATACGCTAGTTTGTAAGCATTGAAGAAAGCTTTTATGGTGTGTATTGACCTTGTAGGATTATCAAACAATGTCATACCTGCGTGAGTGCCTACAAATACCCCACCGTGACCAAATACGGCAGCTTCTCTTATGCTATTGGTAATGCGCTTAAAGTTTTTAAACAATGGGTTTTGTGTTTGCTCGTCAATATACCTTTGAGTGGCAGCCCTATGTTTTGCTAAATCGCCTCTGTTTTTCCAAACAGCATCGGCAATAGGCTTTAATTTAGGTGTTACAATAGCATGACTAACCTGATTAAAAGTCAACCCCAAATCATTTCCCACCATTTTAATGGCATCTACATACTTAAGCCCCTTGTTTAGGTAGTTTTCTTTCATGTAGTTCCAGATGTCTTTGGATTGCTCGGGAGTAAACTTATTATCCTGCTTGTCTGCAAATTGGGCTTGAAGGGATTTTAAAGTATTGTCACCCTTTATTTTGGCAATTTGCGCTTTTAATTCCTCTATCCTGTCAGATGTAATTTTATCTGTGCTTTTATTTTTAACCACACCATTTTGCAAATCTTCTAATTGCGCTTGCAACTGATTAGCCCTTCTTTGTTCTTTTTCTTCAGGCGTAAGTTCTTTATCAGTGCCAAACATTTTATCATACTGGCTTCTAAGTTCTTTGCGCTTTTCTCTTAACTTATTGGCTTCCTCATCATATTTGATACCACTTTCACGCTTAGGAAGCTTTTCATTATTATCAATAGCTCTAGTTAAATCATCAATAGAGTTCTGCATACGTTTTTTAGCAGCATCAAGCAATGACTTCATGTGTCTTTCGCCATCAATAGCATTTATCTGATTTTTTTTGATAGCATCATTAAGCTGTTTGCGCAAATCTCTTAAATCCTGCGAAGGTTCTGGTCTTTGAAAACCACTTTTTAATGGTGGCTTACCTTCGTTAGCATCTTCAATAGCAGATAATAAACGCATGGTAGCCTTAGCTTCTGCAAAATTTTTATCATCCGGATGTTCGCTAGGTTTAGTTGTTTGACCGTACTTACTGATAGCATCTCTTACATCCCTTGCAGTCGCATCACCTAAATCTTCCTTTAATTCATGATAAATGGTATCAACAATATCAGCAGCTTTAATTACACCTTTAGCAACTAAATCTTTGGCAATGTTTACCAAATCAGGGACAATTTCAACAGGAATAGGATTAGCGTTAAATTGACTTCTTTGTGCTTTTAATTTATCCCTTACGGATTGAAATTTATCTTTTAACCGCTTGTCAATCTTTTCTATAAGTTCTTTCCTAACCTCTTTCCTTTCTTCAAACTTACCCTTAGCAGGAGTAGTTTCTTCTTTTGGCTTATTGTTTTGCTCTTTTAGCTTTTCAAGTTCAGCTTTTATTGCATCGTGTTCTTTTTGTAGGTTATTGAATTTATCCTCAGCATCTTTTAACGCTTTGGCATTATCAACAGTATCAGGATTGTTATGTACAGCATCAGCCGCATCATTAAACCTATTTTCGGCTTGCTCTAGCCTTGTTTTTAAGTCTTTGATTGCGTTAGTTAGCTTTTCAATATCTGCGGTTTGCTTAGGGGTTAAATCTGTGCCACTATTATCCTGCACTTGGCGACTAACAGAAGTGAAACTATCTGTATCAATATTTCTATCTCCTTGCAATGATGTACCTATTGCAGCAAACTTTGTTCCTAATGGCTTTACAACATCTTTAGAGTAGTTATAAAGTTCCTTTGCAGCATCTTTATACTCTTGGCTATTCTTATCCTTGATAGCATCGGCTTTTTTGGCAAGCATCTCCTCGTGCGCCCTGGCAATAGAAATCTTATCTTCTATTTCGCCTTTATATTCGTCAAGACTGTACGGGTCTGCCCCTGCATTTAATAAAGCCCTACCTCTATCGGCATATTGCTCTGGAGTTAATATAGTTCCCCTTTCTATTGGTGGAAATCCTAATCTTTCTGCTAAATCATTAAGAGAAGCATGGTTTACGCCAACAGTATTTTCCCCACCACCTTCTTCCTCGCTTCCATCTTCTTCACTAGGAGGAATACCATTACCTACCTTATCTTTAAACTCATTGTTTAAATGGTCAGTATATTTCTGCTCAAAGTTCTTTTTATCAGATAGGTTTTTGTACCAATCTGATTCACGGAATTGTTTTAATCCTGCTTCAATCGCATCAGCAATACTAGCCCCTGCTTCCAATGTTTTAGCAACTGTTTCAAGTGAAGCGTCCCATAGTAGGTCAAAGCCTGTGGAAGTATGAAAACCGCCTAGTTTACTAATCTTCCCACTGCGGATAATTTCAGCCGCTTTACGGGCTATATCACCTGCTTTTTCTACGGATTCACGTCCTGATTGTCCTCGCTGCTGCCCATCGCCCGTTCCGTTGGTGCTTGTTGCATCATTGGTGGTGGTGCCTGCATCGTCATGTCGGATGCTGCTGGTGTTCCTGCCTGATTGCCCATTTTCACCTTGGGCATCTTCGGCAGTCTTTCCTTCGGTAGTGCTTCGTGTGGTAGTTTCTCCTTCGGTGGTTTCGGAAGGTGAGGGAATTTGCTTGTGTTCGGGTTCGGAGGTGGTGCTATCCCTTTGTCTTGCGCCACTTTCATTATCGCCAATCTCTTTATTACCTTCTCCTTCACTTGCGGAGGAAGGTTGTTTATCCTGTTTACCGTATTCTGATTCATAAGTATCTATTAAGTGATTGATATATCCATCGCTATTCCTTAAATTAAAATCTTTTTCTCCTTCGGATATTAAGTAATCGTTTAATTCCTTTTCTTGCTTTTTCGCTTCCTCTTCGTATTGTTTTCCTAACTCTTCGTAGTGTCTATCAAGTATCTTTTTGTAATCGTAAGTATCTGAATAATCTTTTGCTGCTGCAAACCTACTATTATGCTTTGAAATAGCATCTTGTAAAGCTTCTTTTATATCTTGCGTAGAAACAGCGTTTTGGTGTTCTTCGGTTAAATTATCCCATAGTTTATGTGCAATATAATCTACCGACAAAGGTTTATTGCCACTTTTATCCGCTTTTGCCTTTGCAATATCTTTAGGAGTAGCAGCATAATCTCTGGCTTTTACTTCGCCTGACTTAACCTTTCTTCTATCTGTATTTAAACTTGCTCTTTCGGTTGTACCAACTACATCATTTATACTTTCAGGATGTACCTTTCCACCTGTTGCCAAGTAGTCCAATGCTATTTGATGTGCAGATTCAGGTGGTGTTTCACTGGTTATTTCATTGTGTCGGTCATACAAATTCCTTGCATCAATGGCATTTAGCTGGGATTGTTTTAATCCATTGCTTTCCTCACTTGATGCCAACTTAGTGCTTAATTGTGGCTGAGGTTCTTGTGCTTTCTTGTATTTGCCTAATCCTAATTGTTTATCTAGTGCATCCCTGTCACTTTCAAAATAATCTCCCTCTTTTTTTATACGGTCAACAATTCCCTTTTCGTCTAATCCATAGGTAATACCATTCGGAAACTCCTTATGCAGTATTTCGGCGACTTGCACAGCTTCTTTTGGGCTGTCAAATTCAATAGGCGTACTATTCCATCCATCATTAGGCCTATTGTCGTGTACAATCAATAGTGTCTTACCATTACTGCCATCATTTACCCTAATCTTAGGTGTTTCATAGTAAACATTACCACCCGTTGCGTTTAATTGTCTGATAGGTTGCGGCTGTTCATCACTAGACTTCAAAACAGGTGCAGCATTTTCAGCCGCACCTTCATTGCCCGTTTGCGCTTGATTACCTAATACCCCTTGTTGCCCTTCGTTGGCTTGGGTTTCGGCATCGGCTTCGTTGCTTTTGCCATCTTCGCTATTTTGAGGTGAGGAAATACTTGTTGCAAATCTTGGAATTAATAAAGGTTCTTTCTTTTCATCGACATTCCCATCTTCATATAGCTTTTGTAATAAGCCATCATAAGCCTTAGCTTTTTCGTTCCAAATTTTTTTAATGCCACTATCGCCAGACGCTTCTCCTTTAGCAACCGCTTCTGTCTTTAGTTGCAATATATGCAATGCTTTATCCTTTGCAGCATCACTCATATCATCAGGAAGATTAGTATAATAATCCCTAAAGGTTTGTATCTTTTCTTTCGCATTAGCAGCATTATTATCAGGACTTTTATCCAAACTTGATATTGCTTGTTGGTATATTGGTTCAGGTGCTTTAACAAGTGTATTTAATGCGTCTTGAGTATCTTTACTATACGAATTATACCAATCAGGGTTTGTTTTATCGTACCCGTTTTTCTTAGCTTCTGCTAGAGTATTATAAGCACTTGACAATACTTGTGGCGCTTTCATTATTAAATCAAAAGCAGCCATTTGTAAAGCACTTTCAGGAACATCGGAAAAGTCAACTTTTATACCAGCTTTGTTTTTATTTAAGTCGTTTAATACAGCAGTTCCACCGCCAATAGCAGCAGCTTTAGCTACATCGGAAGGTGCTGTTTTAGCCAAATTGCTAAAATTGTCGTAAAGGCTTTGTGTAAATGATTTTTTTAAAGCAGCCGTAGGTGCATAATTGTCTAATAGTTGAGCAGCCGTTTTCCCTTCATCTCCAAACCCGTGCATCCCGTGAAACATTGCCCCTTGCATACCATTAATCATAAAAGCATCAGTACCCGTTTCGTTTACTGCTTTCACTTTTTGGTCATCTGTAAGTGTGGGGTCGGTAGCTATTGCAGCGTGATTTTCTCCCATGCCATTTAATCCCATCAATGGAATATCCATATATGGATTAATCAACGTACTAGCTGCATAAGGAAGTACGCCGCCAACTATTTTGCCCGCATATCCCAAAGGATCTGTTGATGTCGTTTCTCTCTCATTCTTTTTATCATTGGCATATTGGTTTAGCACATACTTTACTTCATTTGGATTATTCCTAGATTGCGCTGCGCCTACCTTTATAGCTAACCCTAAATTATTTACAAAATCTCTTACAACTTGGGCGAAATTGTCACCAAACCCTCCCACTTCTTTTACCTTACCTGCATCTACTACATATTTACCATTTTGTATGTTTTGTGCAACACTTTCGGGCGTTTCGTTATTTGCAGCAGAGAAGTCATCAATAGCTTGTTTTTGTATTTGCGCTTGAGTTGGTTGATTTTGCAATCCAGAAGGTAACCAATCAGAATCTTTTATATTGGCTGCTACATTAGCTTTTTCTTGAGTAAATATAGGGTTACCATCAATAGCATTTGCCCCCAATCCCTTTTGCATAAGATTGTGTATAGCAATGTTATTTACTTGCTTTGCTTTTATTGAAGGTAACGCAGCTATTAGCTTTTCCCTTTGTATTACAGGGCTAGGCGCAACTACAGTATTTTCAGACGTAGGTTTATTATCAACCGCTTTTGGAAACGCTTTTTCAAAGTCAAAATTATTTCCCGAATTTGATTGAGAAGTAGAACTTGACGGTAATTGGCCACTTTGACCGCCACCTACCGAAGAAGGTTGCGAAACGTCTTTTTTTTTTAATCCTAGCGTGTTTGCAAAACTGTCGTATGTATCAGGCGCATCAAAGTTATTTTTCTTTAAATAGCCATAATACTGTTTTGCGGAATTTTCATCGCTAAGTGTATTTTGAAACGATTGTAAAGTAGGAGGTACGTCGGCACCGTTCTTTTTTAAATAATCGTAGTATTGTTCTATTTGTCCGTTTGGCATAATAATTTAATTATTTCCATTTAATACCCGAAACCGCTTTAGCTTGCGCTTGCGGCTTTTGTTGTGGCGCAGGGGATGATTGTTGGGGGGGTGCAGAAACAGGCTTAACCACCCTTGGCTTAACAATATCAGCATTCAAGGTGTGCATCAACTGATTATCTTTTTCGCTTTGAACATCGTTAATCCTATCTTGTACTGCATTTCTAAACTCATTAGAACCTGGAAGCAAGAAAACTGTTTTTTGTACAGTTTGCATAACTGGCTTACCATCACTGCTTACAGATGGCTGCATAACTTTATTTCCATTGTTATCCAATATAGGGTTATTGTCATTATCAAGCTTCGGTGTCATTACAGGTACACTTTGATTAAATGTCCTCATAACGGGTACAGCTTCTTTAATGTCAGCAGGGGTAAATGTTTCACTTATGCCATTGGCTTTATTATGCTGATTCATTAGCGTTGAGTACAACTCAGCAGCAGCATCTTTATCGCCCGTTTTTGCCTTAGCTATCAATGAGTTAAACGCAGCCTTTTCTTCACCTGTCTTTAACGAATTGAAATAATCCTGTCTGTCTTGTTCAGTTGTAGTATTGAAATCATCAATGCTTTTACTGATTAATTTATTGGTCTCAGGTGCTAAATTTTTACTATTGACAAATAATGGAACAGGCATCATTGATTCGCCCTTATCTTTTGATGCTGCATTCATTACTGCAAAATGGTCAAAAGACTGTTGTATAGCAGAATTATTTGGATTTTCCTTATCATTGCTAGTTACCGAATAGGTCGGATGCGTCAATAAATTAGTCAAGCTATTTGGACTAGCAAACGGCTGTGGATTTTTACCACCTTCGCCTAAATTAATAGTGAAATTATTTTTAGTAACAGGAGCTTTTTGCGCTTCGTTTGTTTTATACATTGTTGACATTAACCCGTTTGACGTAACCTGCCCATTTTCATCCAGTTTATTATTACCAGATATATAGTCATGCAATACGTTTGCGTGTATCAATGATGGGTCTGCAGTCGGGTATTGCTTTTGTAAATCAGCTTGCTTTTCTTTAGCTAGTTGTAACAAATCAAACCGCATTTTAGGGTCTGTTGCAATAGTTTGTTGCAATTCAGGTGGCACAACTTGTAAAGTCTGCTTTTGAGGTATTTGCTGATATTGCAAATTATTTGCTAAGAAATTACTACTTAAAGGGTTATTTGACTGAGTATTATCAACGGGTGCTACATCTTGCGCATTAGGCAACTCAACTTGTGATGATGGAACGGCTAATCCCATAGGTCTGCCATTTTCATCATAATTCACATTCATAAACGCATTAGTCTTAGCATTAAAATTCTTCTTTGTTACATTACCTGCTTTATCCCTAACCTCATAATCTTTCGTAATGTCTGAAGTTGGCAATGATTTTAAGTGCGCATCAATAGCTTTGTTTCTATTATTAAAGCTATTTTGAAGGAAATCATCAGTTTCCGTTCCTTGAAATGGATTAAAATTAGTGGGGTCAACTTCGGAAGCAGGTTTTGGCGCAATGGGTTTTCCTGTATCATCTTTTTGAAAAAAAGCATCATGAAAATTATCAATAGCTTTATTCAGGAATGGAACGTTATTATCTGTGCCATAAGTTTGTTGTAACACTTTAGACTGAGCAGGTAAAGCAGAGTACATTTTATCTAAATTATCAAAATTCGATACCCTATCTTTAAAATCATTATCAGCTAAAATATGATTTTTAAGGTCAGCCTCAGATGCTTTGTTTTGTACAGCCCAATCTTGATATTCTTTAGCTTTTTTAGCTAAGTAATCATTGTAAATATTTTGAACAGTATTGTCGTTATACTTATTGGGTGTCAACGGTACAGCAGGCGTTTGATACGGCTTTACCTTTGGCTGCTTTGCTGCCATCTGTTGTTGAAACATATCCGCTTGCGCAGGTGACATTCCGTAAGAAGGAAGTACCACCGCCATATCTGCATTATTACTACCAAAAGCTGCTCCCATAATTAATTAATTTTTAAACATCCCAATCAGAATCTTGATTTACAGAATTTTCCCATGTTGCAGTATTGCCCATTCCACTACCGCCTAATAAACCACCTAACGGTGTATTCCTGAAATCCCCCATCTTATTCGCACTATACAGTCCTTGTAAGGCATTTACGCCATTGGTAAGCCCTGCACTTGTCAACGCCGCCTTTTGTTGTTGCTGTATTTGGTATTGGTTTAACTTATCCTGATAAACCTTATATTCTTCGGCAGTCATGTTATCCAATGCCCCGTTAAGGTTTTGCGCTTGCTGCATTTTGTTTTGTGCTTCTTGTGCGCCTAAATCAGCATAAGCCTTATTGCTTTGCCCTTGCAATCCACCGCCTAACGCTAATAGTTGCGCACCGTTACTAGCACCTCTGGAAGCAGCAGCCATTGTATTAGCCTGATTGTTTGCAATGTTCTGTTCCTGGCTAGCCGCTCCTGCCATACGCCCGTTATATAATTGTTGCGCTAGTCCTAAACGCATCTTTGCCTCTGGACTAATTTCATACGGTTGGTACTGAGGATTGATTTTATTGGAATCGAACAACTGCTCGACACCGCTACCCAATCCTGCCCCCAACGATGCGCCCAATGGTCCACCTAAAGCGAACCCTGCAACACCTCCTAATAAACTTCCTATTCCTGACGGCATAACCTAAAGTTTTACTTTTTTAAAATATTATTATGTCCTCTGCTTACTGCATATCCTGCATCTACAAAGTTTACCTCTAACTCTTCGTCATATACTTGAAATTCAACCCAAACAAACGGCGTAGCAGACTTGATAGGGTCTCCCTGCAATAAGCACACATTCGGGTCACTACTGCCTGTATTTGGGCTTAATCTATCCCTGAGTACACTTGCATACCATACACCTTCTTTTAATGTAAAATCAGTATTAATGAGGTCTGTAATCTGCTCGTTAGGGTAATCAGTATAGATAAAAGCACAAGAAGGGGTTTGCTTACCTTCTACTGCTATTGTCAGCAAGTCTTTAATATCAAACGGATTATCATTTACAGAGAACATGACCCTTTGGGCTTTATTACTTCCATAGAAACTATTAAAATTACTGTTATCCGCATTGTGCTTCCATAGTTGCCCATTCTGAAAACCGTAAAGTGTTGTATCTATAAACTCCATCCACTCAGGGGTAAACTCATAAGCAGAACCCCACTTATTTTCGGCAGGTCTGAACGCTAAAGTTTTATTGTTACCATTGTAAGGACTAAATCTGTTTTGAATAGTTGTTGCATAGTCAGGCGTAGTGTCCGAATAACTAGGAAGGTTAGAGCTTACACCGCTAATCGCTGGCATAACGTATAAAACTTCTTTGGCAATCGGATCATACGCAGATACTATCCGTGTGCCTGTATTCAAGTATTTACTTAACGCTTTCAAGAAATATGAAGCCATTTTATAACTACTGATAGGGAATAAGCCGTTAGTACTATACTGCACCATTACTCCGTTGTAATTATCTACCCAATATACTTCTCCAAGATAGGTAAACACACTTTCAGGGTTTTCTGTACCAAAACTTCCTTTTAAGTCGTTCATTGTACCTATTACTCCGCTTGATTGACCTAAGAAAGCGTTACCTGTTTGGCTAACTAACTGTGTTTCGCCAAGATATATGCTGATAGTACCACCGAAACATATTGCAAGTAACACCGCCCCATCTTCTTGTTTTTGCTTGTTAGCTAGTTGTAGTTTTTGTATTGCCCCATCCTCGATGTATGTATCCGCTACGTTTAAAGCATCAAAAGAAGATAGCCCATTCGTAAGCGTACCTGCTAGATAGGTGTTAGAGAATGATATACGATTAGGCAAAGCCTTTTGACCGATTGTATCAATATAATTCGCCCTTCCTGCATCTGTGTACCAATTTTGCCAATAAAGGTCGTTGGGCGATATCGCTTTATATAATTGCGCAAACCCAATCGTCTGTTGTTTGACATTGGTTGAATCATACTTTATGTTGTTTATCCTGTCGATAACATACGCATCCCCGTTTATAAAGCCGCTTGTAGTGCTATACTGCCTTGATGATAGGGTAGGATTCGTTACGGGGTATATATCAGCTACTTCATAATTAGGCTCGTTTGTACTGGCTTTATAAGGGGTAAAAATCTCAAAAGTGAATATCCCCCTTTGCATCAGTGTGTTCGATGCGATTGCCCCTAGGTTAGAACCGAACTTGTTGATAAGTATGTAATTGCCGCTGACCCCCTCAATCTCGAAGGTTTCCCATACCGAGGCATCCTGCAATATCCCCGTATAATACCAAAACGAATGGATAAGTGTTACCTCGTCGCCTTTATTGAACGTGTACCCCAACCCAAATACGGAAAGCTCAGAAATATCTATCGCCACCCCCGTATTGTTATCGGTGTACAGGATACTATCGGTATTCGTGTTTGTGCCTGTCCTGAAAGTATAAGTGCCATCCCCGTTTTTGAGGTAGAAAACAACATTTCTTGAAAAACCTTGTATCAGGGATTTCTTTGTTTGGTTGGCTGACCTGTTTACCGAATAATAGTACGCCCAATCCGGTATCTCGTTTACGGCATTGGTGTTGTCCAATTTCCAAAGGGCGTTGATATAGAATTGGTCGTTGCTGGTCACATTGGTTGAATCGTAAAACGGCGTTTTGAACGTAAGTGCGTTCGATATGCCCCCTTTCCTTTGGTACTTGTCATAAAAAGTAACGGAAGCCAAATAAGAACTTTCGTTGCAGAACGACCTGTTTGCCGTGTTTGGTAAAGGGGGTACACTCTGGATGATACAGCCTGTTGTCATAGCCGTTATCGTGGGTGTGCTGCCACTTGTAGTATTCGTGTTGCCCACCATCAATAACTTCAGATAAAAAGCCGTAACAGCATTCACGTCACTCGTATTTGCGTATATAAGTTCTGTGTAGTTGTGCGTGGTATTCATCGTTATGTGGTAGGTGTAGTTATTACCTACCAAAAAAGCAGACGGCACTTTCCTTAGCAGGTAGTACCCTTGCTTCAAACCATACGCCGCAAAAGAATTGTCAACATAGTAGCAATTGTATGTAAGCGTTACTGTAAAGTCACTAGGAAGCCCTGTCGTTGTCACGCTTTGCGTGAGGGTGTATCTTATAGCGTTCGTATAGCTTAACGCACTGATAAGCCCGTTCGAATAAATAGAGCTGCCGTCATAATAGGATTGTGTCGTGAACGTATTCACATACAGTTGCAAGGACGAGATTTTAGGGACGTCATACCCATAAGTGCCATTCCCCAAAAAAGCCCTGTTTCTTGCAAGTTCTAATGTCTTTACATTGGTAGGTATTACCTCGAAATATTTAGCAGCATAAGCACTATCCAACGCCTCCCCTATCTGATTGTTATAGAAAGAGTAAGTCAACGCTGTGCCACTATTATGATTGGCAATAGCTGTAGCATCCGCACTCACACCTTTATCCCAAGTCTTGACAATGTAGTAAACGCTTGTGCTTGAATAGATAACTACCAAGTCAACCTTTTGAACCGTCTGCCATATTGTTTGCGCCGTGGGTAAAGTAATTGCAACATTGTTGTAATTATCGTTAGCACCATTTAACGGCGCAAGTAAGCTATATGGACTTAAAACAGAAGTTTCATTGTCAATGTAAGTAAACCTCCAACAGAACTTAAATCCTTCATTATAGATGAAATTGCCCACAAAACCGCTATCATAAGACTTTAGTATTGTCGGTGGATAGGCAGGTGCTTTCTTTATCAGCTTAAGCAAATCAGAATCAATAGGCGAACTGTAATAAGGGAATGTAGTAAGCCCTGCTTGCATATTCAATGCTGCCTGAATATTAATACTCCAGACATCACCAACACCATTCGTCCAATAAAGCAAGTTATCAATAACCTTTGCGTTACGGTCTATACAATTAGTTAAACTAAATCCTAAACCGCCAGTAACATCGCTATTCATTAATAGCTTAGAAACAGTACCTGCAATAGTATCATACAAGAAAATGCCATGGTTGCCCGCATCGTTGTAGATAAAATAAACAAGCCTTCGCCTTTCTTCGTCAATAGCTGTTCCTATGCAAGTGTTATTGCCACTAGGAAGATATGAGTTTGTGATTTGTATGGTTCCGGGTATATTCTCAATTCTTGTAGTCTTTCCGTTCTTACTGATACCCACACGGCAGTTCTCCATATTCAAATAGTCGTGTTCGCCTATGAATCGTGGGTCTGTATCAGCATCGATGCCACCTGTGAATATTTTCTTCTGATTTATCATTACCTAATAGATAAAACGTGGTGCTTTTGAATCAACCTCTTAATATCGGAAACTGTCCAATCGTTCTTACGCCCTTTCAATATCCTTAACTGCATTTCAAACTGTTGCTTCAGATATTGCTTGTCGCCAATATTGCTTGTCCTGTTTTGTTCCGCAAACTGCCATAAGCAATAAGCCTCGATACAAGCCTGAGCGTAAGGATCAACTTGCGTGGCACTATCACAACTGCTACCATCCCCGATATACTCTAGTATTATTTGGCTACCAGCGTTTATTGAACGGTTAAACAATATTTTATTCTGCTCTCTTAAAACCCTGAAAGTATCAGGTTGTGTTCCTGCACCATACCCGAAAACTCTACCCGTAACCTCTCCGTAACTATTTGTCAGCATCGTTCCCCAAGTCAAGCCCGAAGCCATAGGGAAACCATAAACAATAGAATTAGACTTGTTATCTGTGTTGTCGCCTGTTTCAGCGACGCCTACCTGTGTGTTATCTTGCGCAATCAGGCTATCCATTTGAAGAAGCGGACGTATATTTTGCCCCACCTGTACACCTATTCTTGTATAATCTACATAGTCATCGGGCAAATCAGCCGTATTATCTGTGCCAACAGTTAATTTAGTAGAATTTATACACCTAAGCACATCAAAATGAAGCTCACGAAGTATATCTTTAGCATTGACAAGTGTTTGAAAATACCAATGGATAGGGTACTGTTTTCTTTGCAACACATTTCTAACAATATTATCTAAGGTTGTATAAGTCATTAGTTACCTCCTTGTTTTTGACCGTTAGAAAAATTATCACTCGCTTTATCAGCTTCGGGTGCAGGAGCAAACTGCTTTATCAAATCTTCTACTATCTGCATTTCCATGTCGGTGCTGATAGGCAGCGTATCGTATTCGCCGTAAATACCAATGTCAGCTAGTATCAACCTCATATTGACCTCGCCAATACCATCAATAGTAATATCCTTATGAAATACTACTTCACTACCCCTTACTTCATAGCCAACATGCCCTAATAGTTCAGACAATATTTTTTGTCCTGCTATCAGGCTTATTTGACCTCCTTGTAGTGGTATGAAAAGAATAGTTGTATTGGTATCGGGTGCAGAAAACGGAATATTTATCTCAAACACACCCATATTTCGAGGTAACCTCACGGGCATTGCAGGTAAAACAGCTTTACTCTTACTGCCGTAAGGCACAACTGCAATATTTTCATAAGTAGCAGTCATCAACCCCTCTGGTATCGTATCGCCACTAGCAAGCGTAACAGAGAACACCTCCGCTTTAATCAAAGCATTAACCTTCTGATTAATCGCTTCGTACACATCCTCTATCTGCACTGGTGATGACGATGTATGTACGCCACCATAGATGCGATAAAGTACTTGTTCCGCTAATTTTTTTTTGCTAGTAGGCATTACGTTGTTTTATTTGCTTCTATTGCACCAAACTGTATAAAATCCTTTTCGTCCATATTTAACCCCAAGTACATCATTGCCTTTCCGATAATCTTTGAAACATAAGTATTCGTCCACTCTAGCTGAACGCTCGTTGTTGGATTATAAGTTATCGTCCTTCCGCTTTGTGTAAACCCATATTTGGGTTTTGCAGGCTTCCTCAAATAAATCATTTCACCTGCGTAAGCCACTTTAGGATAAAGCTGTGTGTAAATCTCATAGTTGCCAAGCGCATCACTAGAGCCTTTATCTACGCCAATAGGAGAGGTAATAGTAGGCTTCCTTAATTCGCTTTTCAAGGCATTTGCCAACTGGTTTTCATTCATATACCTAACCTCATTGTAGGTTTGACCTAAAACATTGTCATATCCAATTACAGATAAGCCTAACAAATGCGTATATCCATCCGGGTAATTCAATAATCCATTGGGGCAATCTGCGTAACTGAAAGGCCATGTAACTTTGAATATCGTAAGCGCATCATGTACTACCTGCGTCTTTCCGTACTCTTTGAAATAGTCAGTAAAGCACTCCATCTGCGCCCTCTCTAGGTACATATCAATTTCGGCGTCAGAGGTAAAACCCCCACGTTCCTTTCTTTCGATAAGGTGTATGAAATCGTGTATGTCGTTTATTTCCGCCATGTGCCTAGTACATTTCTTTTATGTATTAACCAATATTCTTCGCCCCATAAATCATATTTATTGACAAAACGTGGCTCAAAGCCAACTATTTCCCCCTTTTTAATATTAAGCTCAGGGTAATCCTCAATAGTTACTCCCCTATCAGCAGCCGTTGCTAGTATGCTCATAGGAGGCAATGACAACCCATTTTCTAAATTATAGTAAGTAGTATGGTCTGTATTGATACTTTTAGTTATGATGAAATCAGATGCGGAAATTATTTGTCCATTCTTTTTGGTAGCAAGTAGTAACAATGGGTCAACTTTCCAATAGTCTTTACCATCAATATCAAGCAGGTTCTTAAAAGTAAAATCCTGTACGCCACCAAAATTGAATTGTGCTAACCACCTACCTATCTCTGATTCGGTAACCAAATCCCGTCCATCAATAGGAAATCCCTCTTTGCCTATTAGCATTCCTGTCCACCTGACAGATATTTTTCCTGGCACCGCAAAAACTTTTATCTGCTCCCCTTTGCTGTTAATCCACCACTTCATAAAATCAGAACCATCTAAAGCAGGCGCAAATGAATCTGAGTTGTTCCTGAAACGCATATCGCTGATAACAGAATAACTGAAAGCAACATCATCACCTATACTAAGGCTTGAAACACCTTTTTTATTCAGCCCTTTGGGAATTTTAGGAAGCGATGAAACAATACCCGTTACCGTTGCATTCCACTCTGGTCTATACGAGGGGTCTAAGTATAATTTTAGCCCACCATTAAGCAATATCTCATCATTCATTGCTTTTTTTACCGTAACAAAAATGTGATTAGGTGATACCATATAGCGAACCTAACACCTCATTTAATAGTTGTTTGTAATTTTTACCATTTAAACAAGTATTTGTTTGTATTTTTGTCTAAACGAATCGTGGATGTACTGCATAAAGACAAGTAGAAATACTGATTTTATTAATAACACTTTCACATCTTACTCACGACTGTTTGACTTAGACGACATAAGAGCATTTATCCTAAAAAAAAGAAAAGAAGTTTGCTTGCAACACAAGATAGGTTCTCATTACAAGAAAGGAATACTGGTCATAGTGTACGACTGGGATGCGATATTCTCAAACAAACAAGTTGTAGAGCTGCTCAATTGGAAAGTATTTAAAGAAAATGGCATTAAACAAATCAAACAATAATGAAGAAGATTTTAAACAAGATTAAATTAGTAAAACAAATACTATCTACCCAGAAAGAAATAACTGAAATAGCATTAAGGCTATTAAAAGCAAAGCATTTTATCATACATACCTGTGATGATAATTTAAAAGTTACTACTGACATGAACTGTCCAGAAATAATGGTACATAACTTCCTGCCAAAACACCTTCACGACCAATACAAACAAGAGATATTTCCAAGCACAACAAGGCCTGAAAGACGTGCTATAGAAAAACTAAGAAAAGTATAACCAATGACACTACCGCAACTAGAAGAAATAGTACGTCCTCAGTTCCTATGGGACAAGCAGGACGGACGGCAATGGTTTACAATAGAAAAGTTTGGCAACAACCTTAGTGGTGCAAAAATGGGCATACAGGTATTTTCTGGCGTTGCTTTGATGTTTGATTTTTCGGAAGATGAAATCGCAAAGCATTGTGGTGTAGAAAAACGCTTGCTTGCAACCTACAAAGCAAATTTCATTAAGGCCTACAACGAATGCTTTATGGCATCCGTAAGTAGTCTTTACCAAGAAGGTTCATTTACGTCAAAAAGAATGATGGCAAAGACTAGGTTAGTAATCAATGCCATCAAGGTAACTTACAATCTTAATCCGGTTTACGATAATACTAATCCCCTCCTTTAATTACCCCAAGTATCGTTCCGTTCTCACTTGCATCAAGCAGCGTATAGTCTTTTTCATTAAGGACTATCCCTATTCCTGTGCCATGGGAATACATTACGGTATCGTCCACTTTTACCACTCCAGCAGCTTCTGCCAAATGACCTAACGAAACTACTTTTGCCATGGTAGGTTCTGCTACATCTGCCGCTACCTTGATGATACCAGCCTTTGTCTTGTTGTCTTTTACTATTGGGCTAACTAATATCAGGTTACCAATAGGTTTAAAATCCAATTCACTCATATTTATTGTTTTAATTGTTGCTCATCTAAAAAAGTTATTTCTTCACCTGCTAGTTTTGCATCTATAATACTTTCCAATATCTCCCTAAAAGATGGGTCAAGCAATGCAATCTTTTTATTGATGGCAGGAACGGCAAAGACATCGCTATTCCATTCGTTTCGTATCCCATCCTTTACCTCATTGGGAAACAACGGTATCGTGATAAAATCCTGATAAATCCAATCTATCTTATTCTCGTACTTCTTTCCCATCCGTGACCCTAAGCTATCGGGCATTTCCCTCTGTAAATCCTGCAAATGCTCTTTGGCCATGCGCAAATGGTGAAAGGCTGATATAATGTTGCTTCTCATAAAATAGTCTCGACTAAATTTTGCTCTGTTGTAAATTCAAACTCATAATGCCATGACATTTGAGTACCGTGCATTAGTGCATAAATTACCTGACCAGGGTTTACCTTTAATTCGCATATCAGACGCTTGTTTTGATCTTTGTCTGTCTTTAGGTAAACAATGTCGCCAAATGAATAAGAAATATCTATAATCATAAATCAAAAAGGGAGATCATCGGTTAATTCACTAGGTATACTCGATTGCTGTGCAGTGGCAGCAGCAGTAGGTTGATACGTTGGGCTTGTAGGATTAGGCACATTACTTTGCCCGCTACTATCTTCTTTACTACCTAGTAACTGCACACTAGAAACACGCAATGCCAACTTAACACCTGTACGCCCATCATTCGTTTGATAACTTTGTGCTTCGGGTTGTCCTTCAACATATACCTGAGTGCCTTTTTTTAGATATGGAACGATAGCTGTCTTGTCAGTCCACCAAGAACATTCCAACCAAGTCGTTTTGGTTTGCTGCACACCTTGCGCATCTTTATACTTCTCAGTATGGGCTACGGAAAAGTTGATAACATTCTTACTATTTACCGTGTTGGCGGTAGCATCTTTACCCAAATGTCCGATTGCAATCAATTTAATCATTGTTTTTATTTTAATTCATCATTCAAATACTTGCTTTTAATCTCTTCCGTGTTCACCGCAACAACGTGGATATTGTCAGGGTACTTCGTAATCGTGTTGCCCGAAAAGAAATAAGCCGGATTGATCCAAAACACATTGGGATGACGGTGCCTGATAATAAAGCCCAACCCCGTCAAATCATCCACTGCCCTGCAATAACTACTATGGCTAACAGACGACCTATTCTTGAAATCTGCTATGTCCACCACGATATAATCATTGCCGTTCTCCACCTTTACTATTATCCACAACAACAATTTCAAAGAAGCCCCTGGTAACTGTATCAACTCCTTCAAGTGCGCCTGTATCTTGTACAGCCTTGCATAAGGCGTTACTTCAACATAGTATCGGTTGTTAATCGTACCCGTGGCCGTAATATCCGTAATGATGCCTTCGTCACGCTTTACCGTGTTCAGCTCCTTGCTGTTATTTACTTCCATCACCTTCAATGAGTAATCCCTCAAGAAAGGATTCGAACCCATCTTCTTAGCCTTGAAAGTCTTGTTTGTTATCGGACTACGACCCATTTACTTCACTTTAATTGTCACCCCGTAAGGATACTTAATCACCCAATGCCTAGACGACACCCTGAACACTTCGTCCTTGCTATCAATATTCAAAATAATCTCATCGCCTATATTGGGCAATGCCATCACGTTCCAAGCCTCAATCTCGTGCTTGAACCCATTGGGTAGTTGAAAAGTTACTTGCATAGTTTTACAATTTCTTTTAAAGAATCGTTTTCGGATTTTAGTTTTACTATTTCCAAACGCTGATCATTATTCTCTTTCAACACTTTCTCCAACTCGGCGTTCAACATGGCAGAAGTGTTGGCATAAGCAAGATTATCCGCAATTTCAAGTTTTCTTCTTTCTGCAATAGCTTCGTATCTTTTCTTCCAGTCATCTACATCTATATCAAGGTTCTTCTTAGTTTGTTCGGGGGATGATGGCTTTAATAATTCTGAAATACCCACAAGTGATTCATCCCACTTGTCTAACATTTTTTGATACTTATCATCCTGTTCTTCTAACTTGGTAATACGGGCAGCAAGCAACTCAATATCTGTTGGTATTTTTGGTAACTCACTATGTATTGAAGGGGATGATTCTTTTGCAAACTTTTTTAAATAGTCGATATTGACACCGCAAGAAAAGCATCTTGTGTCCTTTAAAGAAAACTCACTTATTATCCATTTATACTTATCGCTAACAGTGACACATTCGTCAACTAAATCTCCAATAGAAAACACTTCCCCATCTGAAAGTCTTTTAACGGAAGATATATGCCGTTCTTTGCCATCATAGTGCCACATCAGTATTTCGTAATCTTTCGGCTTTTCAACGTGGATGAGTGGTTCGGTTTCGGTTTCTTTAGGCATTTCACTATGTACAGAAGGGGTTTGTTCTACGTCTTTTAAAGCATCAATGTTATTATAAACAAATTCTCCAAAATCAGTATTAACTGTTACTTGTTTTATTGGGGTTTCTTCTTTTACTTCTATCCAAGTACCGTCTTTAAAGTACATATCAACTTCTTGTTGTGAATAATAGTTGCCATCAACAACATAATCAGTAGGGCAAACAAAATATTTAGTTATTGTAAAACAAAAACCGTTACCGTTTTTACTCCTAAACCTTACCCCCGTATAATCCCTTTCTTTTGGTTGTGGCCTAGCGTTGTCCTCATCCAAAGCAGACACATAAGCAGCATTGACATCCGACAAGCCGTACTTAGATAAATGCTCAACCTTGGCTTTAATAAATACCCAATCACTAACTTTTACAAAACAACAATCGTCCTTAATTGAATCGATAATACCCACAAACTCTCTATCAACCCCATTGTAAACAACCTTTTCCCCTACAACAGGATACCAGCCGTCCTTTTTTACACCTTCACCCTCGAATACTTTACCGTTAAACTTATCCAAAACTTCACTAACCTTACCAATACTCTTACCCAACATACCCTGAGAAATATGCTGAATAAACTCCTTACTGAATTTCCTGTTTGACATAACTATTTATTTGTAAAAAAACAAAGATACAACAATTCTATACTTGTCAAAATATTAAATAATTCGCAAAACATTAAATAATTCAATAAAATGCTAAAGTTCTCATATATGCTAATTAATTATTTTCATCATACGATAAGCCCAGTAAGGGTTTCAAGCCAAAATTTACATTTCGAAAAACGTATATTATATATATATACATAAAAAAATTCAATTTTCATTCCCTTGAAACCCAATACCAGTAAGGCTTTCAGAGGAATTTTAATCAATTCTATACTTGTCAAAATATGCAATAATTCTTTTGCAACATTGTTGCATTTGTATTTTATTTACCAAAATCGGATTCCAACCCGCACGATAGATAAAACATATAACTTTTGGTTATAACAATAGGCATTACCTATAACCAAAAACAAGGTTGAAACAAATATTTCTTTGTTTGTATTTTTCCCTTATATCTTTGCACCAGTTCTTTAAGCGACAACCGGATGGATTTCTAAGGATTGATTAGTAAAAATGCTGTTTAGGTATGGTAGCGTGGTAACGTCTTATTTGGGCGGGGTGGCATCGGAAAGGGGAAACGGCAAACGGATGACTGGGTGGCTGTCCAAATGTCAAATTTAGATTTAGGGAGAGGGTCAAAGGTCACAAAGCCCACAAGATGCAGCCCGAAAAAGCAAAATAATTGTGTTACAATTCACGCCGGTTAACTTAACTAATTGATTATTAAGCACTTAGGAGAAATTAAGTGGAAATTACAGAACTATTACAGAACTTTATATACAATATAGTTTTTGATGATTAAAAGTGATAAATTGATAGGAAAAAACTATGAAGCAAATACAGGCGATTTAAGCCCGCCTTTTGGCTTAGGTAAGGGTTTTATATTACTCGTTGGGTTAAAATCGAAATTTGAGCCATTTATGTTGCGTATAGGCGCAAAGTTGGTGTAACCCCTCCCATTAAGAATTTATATTTGCTTTTCAATAAATTATTCACTTTGCTTTAATTTGTTAAAATATGCGGTTACAGAATCTACATAAAATAGCGACTGTCAGCCGTTCGATTAAAATACTTAACAAAGAAAAGCATTGTAATTTAAACCAAACATCCTTAAACATACTTCTTACGCTTACTATTTTACCTGCTGACATATCTACAAGTAAAATCAATCTTTTATTAAAACATTGGGGCAAAGTATTGAACCATCCAGACGTATTAAAATATCTTGATAGGTTTTTGAAGTGTAAGTATGTCACAAAAAAAATAGTTGCTGCAAGTCATTTTAATAACCCTCAGTTTTTGTGGTCCATCACCCCTGAAGGCTTAGAGATACTCAATCAATTTGAGCTAATAGTAAGAAGAACACGGCACGATTTGGGGCATTAATACCAGGGATCAATATGTTTGTTTTTTGCTTGTTGTTTACATTGCTTTTACTATTTCCTTTTTGTTTTGGTTGATATTTCCATTCAATAAAAAGCCACTTTCTTTAGATTTTATTCAATTTAATGTCATTTTATTAGACGTTTTCTATATTTTTTCAGATTACAAATATTTATTTGTTTTATTAAAATGCACCATTGTATATTTGCACTGTCGAAGCAATGAAACGACAAAGATTTATTTAACAATTAACCCCTTGCGGCGGCAAGAATAAATAAACGTAAATTAAAATGGCAAATAAATACAGTTTACCACAGTTTGAGATTAGCTTGAAAAATAAAGTAAAAGCAAGCGAAAGGATTAGTATTAAAAACAGTCTTGATTGTGCCGCCGTTTGTCGTGAATGCTTCGATGCTGACACGATAGAATGGACTGAAAGCGCAATAGTTATCGGGCTGAACAATGCAAATAAGGTGCTAGGGTTTTATAAGGTTTCTAGTGGTGGCACTGGTGGCACAGTGGTGGATCCTAAAGTTATATTGCAATTTGCTTTATTAAGCAATTCAACTTCTATAATATTAGCTCATAACCACCCATCGGGCAGCCTTACCCCTTCCGAGGCTGATATTAAAGCAACGAGAAAAATTAAAGAGGGTGCAAAGTTGTTAGATATTACACTGTTCGACCATTTGATAATAACAAGTGAAGGACACGTTTCAATGGCAGAAGAAGGACTAATTTATTAATAATTAAAAACGTTAGGCATAACGCTAAAGATGCAAATTTTATGACTATACACGAATTAAAAGAGTTACATCAAAGTAAAGTAGATGCTTTATTGGTTGAATGTAATGTGTTCTTTGCGTTCTCGAATGAACAGTTTGAAGAAGGTAAGAAATTGAACCCAGTCGGCGAGGGTGAGAAATACACACGCATCCCGGGCGGTGGTTTCCTTCCTTCCGCAAAATCAATGGACTTCAAAAAAGGAATTGATGAAATCCAAAACTGGTACACAGAACAACTAAAGCAACCCGAATTAAGAAAGGCTAACATAGCCTATGAACTAGCCAATCACGAGGCATACTACACGGGCGAAATTGACCAAACAATGGACGCACTAGACGAGAGCCACACAGAGGAAGAAGTTTGGGCGGTCTATAAAGAAGAGCGCAAAAAAATAAATTGGGATAACTATTAACTAACCAAGTTGGCAGACCTTCAAAACTGCCTATTTTTTAACAGTAAAAAAGTAATAAAATGACAGTAGATGAAAAAATAAACCTAAGAGATAACCTAATATTTATAGCACCGCCTTTGGTATATTTCCAATTAGTAGAACTAAACAGGCTAGCACTTGCACCCTACTATAATGAAAGATTAAAAAGACAACGTGAATATCTAGCATATAGGGAAACTGTACCCGAATATGTAAAGCAAATGGAACAACATTAAATTAATCAAATTTTAAAACTTAGTACAGATGGCAAAGAATAACGCCCAAATAAAAGCAACTGTTTTATCAAACTTGAAAATAGAACTAAACAGCATTATCGAGAGGGAAATAGAACGGGCGAAGATTAACGTAAAGTATGAAAGTCCAGAACTTAGTGAAGAATACTTTGCGACAAATGCAAGATTGACTATGCAGAAACTTCTTTTAGAATTTAGTACTCAAATGATAAGCAATATAGATCACACAAATAAATTGTATTACACACCTTTAAATTAAACTACAATGACAACAAACTTACCCGCCTCAATAAACACAATCGAAGAGGCAAAAGCATTTTTGACAGAGTTACACAAGAACGGCGAGAGTTATCATCCCGAGGACGATGCAAACGAATTAATAGGAAGTAGCGAGCTATGGACTAGGGAAGAGGGAGAGCAATTAAATAAGCTCATGGAAGATATTTATAATTTAGAGGGTAACAACGGTAACCATGCTAACCCAGTATTTGACCCTTGCGAGTTTCTGTTAGAACTAGACCCCGAATATAGGGCAATGGTAGAGGCAGACGAAGAAACGGTCAATGTTTGCCACTGTAACAATTGCGGCGGCGTGTTCTATGATGACAACCCATCGGACGAAAGTATAGACTATCCACTTAGCGAAGTAAAAGACAAAGTATCGGGGAGTTTAGAACTATTAGAGGACGAAGGTGGATTTTTTAAAGGTTGCCCAAGTTGTAAAACAGACGGCTGCCTGATGGATAACTTACACGATAACAAATAACATTCACTCACTAAAACACACAGCAATGAAAGCAACAGCAAACAGCCTATTAGCGTCACAAATTGAGTTGAATAGGCAAACGGTAACGAACTTAGAAAAGGTGGTAAAAAGCCCGAGTAAGTACCGCAAACTACTAGCGGGCAGATTCACTCTTGAAGATGTGAAAGCCCAGTTAACTTTAGCTAAAGACTTTTTGAGAAGTTGCGCTATCTGATTTCAGCCCTAACCCTTAAAATTATTTAATCACATCAAAAACGGCAGTTTATGCAAAAGCAACAAAAAAGAATTAAGGTAGAAGATTTGATTTTAGGTAACTACTACCAAAGCCCGAACACGGGAGAGATTAGTAAAATAGTAAAATTTGAAAGTGAAGACGGTAAAATTTACGCTATTGACGAAAACGGAAGCACCTACTGTACAAGGTACTTTTACGAAGTGGAGCAGAATTTTACGCCCATTGCAGCAAGTCTTATAGGCACGCTTAGGAATAGTTTTAAAAATTCACGTTACCAACTCGACTTATCCGTCTCTAGCTTTATTGGTAACAAAGATCTAACGAAAGAAATAGTAAGGCAGATAGTAGGCGAGGAAGTACCGTTTAATAAGTACACGTTAAGCAACGTCAGTAATTTACTTGCGGCACATTTTCAACAGTATTCATTATTTTAAATTAATTAAGATGAAAGCGAAAAGAAAAAAGTTATGGAAAGATATAACCAACTGTACCGATACTATAAAGTCTATGCGTTTAGGCGATGCGATTAAAAGTTGGTATGCCGAAAATGATAGTAAAGTGTTCAAGGGTAACAA